TAAAAGATGTTTATTAAGAAATTTAATTTCACTAGAATTATAAACATTTTTAAAAAACCAGTAAGAACTTCTTTTATTGTCTGCCATCTGGATTCGGGTCAAGTGGATTGGGAAAGCCATAATTAAAAGACATTGTTATGCGAAGTTTATCAGTCAAGTTAGGTTCTACATAATGAATTGTGTCTGCACCAAATAATACATACACACCATTACGAGGAGGATAAATCCACTTACCAGAGTTTAGTGCGTTATGTTTAGTCACTACATCTTGATACAACACACCACACAAATTATTAGGATTTTCAAATATTGTTTTGCCTTGACTCTCATCCGCTTCAATATAATAAACGCCTGAAAATATAATTCTATGACCAGCAAACAGTAGATGATTATGAGGTTTGTTCATATGTCCTTTACCATTCACGTTAAACCAATAAGTCAAAAGATAAGGACATTGTGTTAAATGAAGTAAATGTTGCATCGACTTAGCGTCTTTCTTAATAGATTTAAATACTGATTTCACGCAAGGAACAGGTTTATAATGAGGTTCACTCTGCCAGCCCCCTATAGCAGAAATAATATTGTGCTTGCCTTGTTTTTTTAAATTTAATGCATATCTAGCTACGTTCTTCGACTCAACCTTATTAGTAATTAAATAGCTTTTAAATATTTCGTGGACAACGCTGGTATTAACTTTTGCCATTATTTTTTTCTGTTTAAATCTACTATAAAAGTATAGCGTTCTAGTTTATCAGAACTATCAGGAACAGAGTGTAAAAGGGAGGCATTAAAAACTGCCAACGAATTTTCTTTTCCCCCTAAATTTATTTCTTCATTTTTTGTTCTAACTAAAGTTCCAAGTCCCGAAGAATTTTTTAAATAATAGTTTATGGTTAAATCTACACCAACATGGGAGTGAAAATTAATATGATCCCCTTGAGTATATCTGCCCCAACATTTAAAAACAGTGAACTTCTCTTTATAATGACTTTCTATAATACTCTTAAGCTTATTAGCATAAAACTTAAACCTTGGAAGTGTGTGTAAATCTCCTCTTGTTGATAGTCCTTTCATTGTTGGAGAATTAAATTTCGTTATCATCAAAGTCTTAGTCATCTTTAATAATTTTTTCCTTTGAGTATCGGTAAAAATATTTTCTTTCTTAAAAAACTTAAACATTTTTAAAAGGATCGTCTTCTACTGCTTGTCTCCAAGACTGAGAGGCTTCATCCCACCAGTGGGTTTTCTGTCCTTCTTTAAAAAGAACATTTCTAAAATACTCCGGCAAACCTAAATGTTCTCTTTTATCATATTTTAATTCTGAACCGCCTCTTTGATTATAATGTAAAAAAACCTGACAATGTGATTCCCCTTTAAGAGGTCTTCTCCAATGCTCTAGATCGCATCCAGAATAAATAAGTAAATCCCCTGGTTTTTGTTTTACTGAAATTCCCTTAGAGCCTCGTTTTCCAGAAGGATCTAAAAAAATATCCCAGTTGTCTCCTCCTAAAAACATAGTAGCAGATACCGCACAACTGTGGCGATCCTTGTGTCTTAAAAGTTCATCCCCTTTTTTATAAATCCTTGCGTATGAATAAGTAGGAACTAATTTTAACCCTGTGTTTTTTTCAATAGCAGGAAGAAGTTTATCTAATAAACATTCCATGGCTATATCACCATAATGAGAATAAGTGCCCCCTATTTGTGTGTCTCCCCATACTCCCCAATCTGTATTAAACCTAGATATATATTTTTGTTCCAAAAAAGTTGTAGCTACCTTTCTTTTTAATAAGAAATAGTCATATATAAATTTTATCGTCTCAGGCGATAATGGGTTTTTTAAAATCTTATATTTATTTTTTTTAAAGCTCATTTGTATACAGGTCTCAAGAAAGATGTGGCAGAAAAAAAGTTAGATTTCCTGCAACTGAAATTCTAGTTACTTTAGATTTAAAAGACATAACCTCATGACGCAAAGAAGAGGGAAAAATTACAATCTTATTTTCTTGTGGTTCATAATGTTTAGCTGAGTTCGATGCCCAATTATGTTCACCATGTAAAAAACTAATCCAGCCTGGAGGAACAGCAGTAGTATCACTAGATTCTTGTAAAATTTTTTTAGGAACCTTTAACCATAAAACAAAAGAAACATCTGATCCAGTATGAACATGAACAGGATTATACTCTCCTGCTTTTTGATAATTAACCCACATAGAACAAATTTTTGGATTTGGATTAAACTTATCTTTTAAAGAAAACCGTCTAAACCCTTCAATCCAGGTATCCACATAAATTCTAAGTCCTTCTTCGATCCATGGATTCTTTTTTACATCAAAAAGTTTTTCATGCTCAAGCTGTCCCGCTAAACTTTTATTGTATTTTATTTTTAATGTCTTGCTATGCTTTAATAATTTTTTACAAAAAACTGGATCCGCATCCATGACCGCCAGATAAGGGCCCCAGTGTGCAAATTGATGGGTGTGAAGAACTTTAACTAGAGTTTCTTTCATAAAAATTCATCTTTAAAAATGCAGGAAGACTCTTAACATATTTTATTTTTTTTGTCCACTTGTCCTTTCTGTCATTTAATATGAGGGCCGCCACTTCCCATTGTTGTTTCCAAAACTTAAGATCCGGCTCGTAATTATGTTTAATGAGAGAAGGTATATCCGTAGGACCTATATGCATGCCTGCTGCAATACAATGAATTCCTTCGTGTGGTTCAAAACGATAATGGTGATAGCGGTCATACACCATTTTAATAAAGCCTCCCCCAAAAGCAGGTATCTGATCTATAAGTTTACTTGACCATTCTTTATTTAAAATACTTTTCCAATATGGCGTGTCGTCCCTATGGGAAAGAGCGTAATGCATGGCAACAAACTCTTTAAAATTATTAAATAGTGTTTTACACACGGCTGTAAAATTATCTCTATCCCATTGAGAAACTTTATCGCGTTGCAGCGTCCTTACTAATTTATGCAAAAATTCATGAACAGAAAACAGTCCATTGCTTTCTAAAGGTTCTATAAAGCCTGCACTTAATCCAATAGCGCATACATTCTTTACCCATAGCCTTCTATGCAGGCCTGTTCTCATTTCAATCTTTTTAAAATTTAATTCCTTCGTTCCTAAATAAGTTTGAAATTCTTTTAAGGCATCGTCATCGCTTATAAATTTATCCGAGTATACATAGCCTGTTCCTATTCTACTCCATAGAGGAATATTCCAAATCCATCCATTATTATAAGCTGTACAATTTGTATAACATACTAATTGTTTCTCTTTGTCCGTGTAAGGAAGATGAGTTGCCCATGCTTTATTATTAGGCAATAGATCCTTAAAATCTTCAAAGGGTTCTTTTAAAGCTTGACCCAGCAATAGAGATTTAAATCCTGTGCAATCTATAAAAAGATCTGCTTTGTATGTATTGTTTAAACTTTTAATGCCATTTTCATCTTGTTCAATGGTTTTAATTTCTTCTTTAATATGCTGAACTCCTCGAGGAATACAATAATGATCCCTTAGCCACAATCCAAACTTAGTAGCATCAAAATGAAAAGCAGTCTGTTTTTTAAAATCAAAAGGGATAATATTTTTTTCATTAAAAAAACATTTATTTTCTAATACTAAAGCCATTTGAGGATAATGACAGACAGCATAATCAGAGTAAGGGGTTTCAGGAAACCTGAACTTCTTAAACCACCAATCATTAAGCTGGTTCGCATTGCCTTTCAAATAAGGCTCTGCAAAAGGATAATGGAAACTTTCTCCTTTTTTATAGAAATCAGTGAACTTAATACTGAGCTTATAGCTTGCATCACAATGAGGAATAAAGTCTTCATCTTTTATATCTATTAAAGATTGCCATTCTCTTATCTGGGCTATGGTACTTTCTCCTACTCCCACGGTAGGAATCTCAGGGCTTTCAATTAAGGTAATTTTTTTGGACGGAAAACATTTAATTAGAGTAGCTGCGGTCATCCAGCCAGCGCTTCCTCCTCCAACGATAACAATATTTTTCATGTTTAATAACTAAACCAAGAATTAAATGATATGACAGTTTTTCTTTTTTTTAAAATGGCCTCTGATTTATGCAACAAACATCCAGGGAATGTTACTACCTGGCCTTCTTTAGCCTTATATTCTATTATTTTATTTCTTCCCGTCTTAATTTTAGTAGCTTGATCAGAACTATCTAGTTCTAAAAAATAAACATTTGTGTAATTTGCTCCTTCATGAACGTGCCATTTATGATAAGATTTTTTATTATATTGTTGAAACCAACCATTTGATATTCTCCAGTTACTGGCATTTAAATATTTTTGTTGCTCATTCATAATAGGCTTAATAACATCTGAATAAAAATAATCTAAATATCTTCTTTTACAATTAATGTTCCAGTCTGTTTTTGATATAAGTTCGTAAGTATTATCAGGCATTTCTTTTATTAAATTTAATAATTTTTTCTTATGTTTTTTATGTTTAGGAACATTACATATAAACATGTTGCACGGTATTTGTTTTATTTTCATGCAAAGGGTTTTCCTATATGCCACATAGGCAGAGAATGTCTAATTCCCCTGGTGACAGGTTTTACTCGATGCCATACAAAGGAAGGAAAACATATTAAACTTCCTTTAGTGTACACTTCATTGACAGTAATAATATCATCTTTAGTGCCCGGCTTATTAAAACGAGGGGCTAACTGCAGTTCTCCTCCTTTATAATCTTTAGTATCAGACAATAAAAGAATGGAACTTATTTTTCTAATTTTACCATGAGTGGTTAAATCGTGTGGATTATTGTAAGGGTTTTCTGCTCCATCCCGATGCCAACCATAGTGCTGATTTTTATTATAAAAAGTAAACTGACCAAACTCACTATAATCCCATTGAAAATTCCAGCCAGCCTTACCATTAGCCTCCCAAATAAAAGGATGGATTTCCTTGTAAATCCATCTCTCATCTAGCCACACTACTTCTGAGTTTCTAATTTTAAAAAGTCTTTCTTTTACTTCAGAATTTCAATGGGTACAGGATTATATTCGTGATCACTTTAGTTTAAAATACAATAAAACATTAATTCCTACTCTTCATTGGGGAAATATTTACGGTCCTTTAGAACAATCCTACAGCCGTACTCAGGTAAAGCCATTAAATTTAAAAAACTCTCCAGACTATACTTGGATTTATGGAGTAGAGGTACAAAAAGACTCATGCGAATTGGTTATTGAATACGATGATAATCGAAGAAAAGGAAGAACATGGCACATTCCTTTAGAGAATAATAAATTTATTATCTTTCCTTCCACTCATCGTTATTTTATTTCTAAAAATAAAGGATCACAGATGAATGTGTTCTTAAGCATGAAC